GACTAGTTTTAGTCTTGATGTGTCTAAAGCAGCAGAAGACCAGGTGAAGCATATTGTTATGGATACTGTGCAATCCTTAGTTAATTTAAGTCCTGTTGATACTGGAGCATACCGTGCTTCACATATTGTTTCGGTTGGATCTGCTGATTTCGGCGTGCGTGAACCTGAAACAAACCCTATTAACGACGCAGCGATTCAGGCAATGAAGATTAAGTTAGGTAATTTGGTTTATATCCAGAACAATAAAGCTTATGCACCCCGCTTAGAAAACGGCTGGTCTGATCAAGCACCACAAGGTATTTATGGCCTCACGTTTAACTTTATTTCTCAAAAGTACGGTGGCTAAAATGGCAATGACTTTAGAGCAGACAAGGCAAGCTATTATTGATCGCATGCAAAGCTTTACGGGTATTGCTCAAGAACGGATTCAGTATCCAAATGCACCTGACTTTACTGTTCCAACAAAAGGTGTATGGTGCCGTTTAACGATTGCAGGTGGCCCGAGTTTTACCTCAGGCATTGCAGATAAGCCATGTACACGCCGTACCGGTAATATCATGATCCAATGCTTTGACCGATTACATACTGGAGAGAAGGCCGTAACGGTTCTAAGCGATGCATTGCTGGCTCATTTTGAATATTTCACAATCGAACACTTAGAATGTTTGAATGGCCAATCTATTTATGCGGGTAAAGATGCTGATTTCATTCAGTATAATGTGAGCATTGGGTACAAGGTGAATTGATATGTCATGTATGCTGACTTTAGAAGAAATCGAAATTAAACGGCAAGAACTGGAACGGCATCTTGAAGATGTTATGTCTGTTGAGTTGAGCAAATGGCAATCTGAAAACAAGCTATGTGTTTCTGATGTGAATATACGCTTGGCTAATGTTGTTAGTCTCGGAGGGCCTAAACATAACGTTGTTACTGGAGTAAGTGTCGATTTAGATAATGAGCTTTGAGTTCAAGAAAAAGCTACTGCAAGGCGATTATTTTTAATGACCTCAGCATATTATCATTTGTGATTACATTCTGTTACAGTAATGGAAATTTATAACAAATGGTAAAACATGAAAAAATCAACTTTAGGCTGGGGTGCCGCAGGATTAGTAGCTTTAGGGATTTTTGGTTCAGGCAATGATAACTCTCCAAAACAAACTTCAGACTCAGAAAATGCGCAGAGTGCAGTAGAGGAAGTTATCGAATCAAAATATATCAACACTAATTCTTTAAATATTAGAGATAAACCAAACGGTCAAGTAGTAGGAAAGTTAGGACGTGGGGAAAAAGTTGATATTTATGAGATGAAAGGAAACTGGGCACGTATTTCCTTAAATTCCTCATCACCTCAGTGGTTATCAACAAAGCTATTATGTGAAACGGATGGCTGTTTTAAACAAAAGTCTCGATCAACCACGTCAAATAATTATCAGGCCTTAAAATCTCATCCTCATCATTCTGAAAGAAAACAGAAAAAAACCTACTACGATAGTGATTGTTCATGTGCTGTGGTGGATTATTGCGTGGGTCCTAGAGGTGGGCACTACTGTATTACGAGTGGAGGAAACAAGAGATATAAACCTAGATATTAATTAATTTGAATTATGAGACCTCCATTTTGAGAGGTACTTTATGTCTTAATCACTACCACCTCATCGGTGGTTTTTTTATGTCTATAGGAATCACTTATGAGCAATTTTGTATTTAAGCGTGGTGACACTTTCAACTTAAATCTTCAGCTAGTTGATATGGATGAAGCCCTGCAATATCCACCAGATGATGTGCGCCGTGCAATTGATCTTACAGGTTATACCTTCACTTCACAGGTTAAAGCTCTGGCTGATGGTGCTACTGTGGCCACATTAACTTGTACTGCATTAAGCCAAAGCACACAGAAAGGGTGGCTGAACATTAAATCTAGTGCAAGCACTGCAACTTGGCCTTTAGGGCTGTGTCAGATGGATATTAAAGCTGTAGTTAGTGGCACTACACAGCACACTGAAACTTTGACTTTCCAAGTGATTGACGGAGTAACAGCATAATGGCAAATCTTGTTTTTAAATTTAGTTGGGATCATCGGCCATTCCCATATAACGCCTCACAGGGCAAGCGGCAGTTTATGTTGCCATTTGCGTCAGGTATTCCCAATCTGGCACCCAACTTTTCTCAAGTAGTTGGTACTGCAGCTATCTCTCAAGGTGGAACGGGGGCAACTACAGCGGCTGGTGCACGAGCTAACCTAGGCGCAGCTGCAAGTGGGGTAAATAGTGATATTAGTGAGCTTAAGGGACTTACAACCCCTTTATCAATTTCTCAGGGAGGATTAGGAGCTGATAATGCACAGACAGCTAGAATGAATTTGGGGTTAGGAACTGCTGCTGTACTAGCGTCAACAACAAGTCAATATGATCCTACGCCGGGACGAGCACTAAGAGTCGGTGATTGGGGGATAGGGGCTGAAGGTTCTCGTGTATCTGATATGGTTGCTCCTCTTAATAATGGTTTTTTTCGAACAGATGACACTTTAACAAATGATACTGGTAATAGTATTGGTCCTTATGGTTTCTTTTTACACTGTACCCGACGCTCAATGGGTTTATATACAAATGGAAGTCATTCATTTCAGCTTGGGAAAGCTGCCTCATATTCTGCCCTGAAGTATCGATTTAATAATAGTGGTACTTGGTCTAATTGGTTTAATTTATTGACTGCACAAAATACTACAACTGATGGAAATGGTTTTATTAAAGCCGCTTCACCAGTCGTTAAGCTTTTCCAAAGTCATATTGAGCTAAATAACGATGCTGCCAAGCAACCGATCACTTTTGACAAATTAGGCACTGGTGACTATCTGATTAAGGGCTCTTTAGGCTTTGCACAGGAAGGTTGGTATATCGAAGTACCTAAGGATGCCAACGGTAATACGGTAGTAGCAGTTGAATATTCAACCTTAGAAAATGGTGATCTTTCTATTAAAACTTATAAACGTAAGTTTGATGTGGAAAAGGCAGCCATTGTAGCTGATCTCGAAAATCCACTTGATATTCCAGAAGGCCGCTGGATTGATATCCGTCTGCATGAAGAACCTGAACCAGAGCCTGAAGAGCCGTTGAGTGAAACACCAGTGGATTTCCAGCCGACTAACTTATCTCAGGCAGTTGCTGCAGCCATGAATGGCGTGGAACCGCCAGAAATCTCAGAAACAGACGAAACACTTTAATAACCCGCTTAAACAGCGGGTTTTTTATTGCCTAAATTTTGGAGAACCATAAATGAGTTCAGGCGCAAAAATTCGATTATATGCTTGTGAGGAAGCAGTTTTAGGAACAACTCCTGCAAATCCAGTCTGGTACACCGTTCGCCGTGTTACTGATAGTTTGACTGAAAATGTTACTACTGAAGATAGCAGTGAAGTAGTTGATTCACGTTTTCGCCAAGGCGCTGTTGTAACGGAAGCCGAAGTAACTGGTCAACTAGAGTTTGAATTATCACTAGGTACCTTTGACTTATTCTTAAATGTTCTCGCTTTCAATAACTGGGCTGCAAATGCTTTAAGTTTTGGTGGTGGAGTACGTAAGTCTCTTACCTTGGTAAAAGTCTTTGAAGATATTGGTCAAGTCTTTATTTATCGTGGTATTCAAGTGAATACAGGTGAAATGACGATCCAGACCACAGGCAAAATCACTGGTAACTTTGGTTTAGTAGGTAGCTCATTTACGCGACAGCAGGTTAATCCTGTTACAAATCCTATTCCAGCATCGACTCGCCCTCTGGTGAGTATGCCAAATGTTGAAAAGCTACTTATTAATGGTCAATCAATTCAGGGTAAAGCTTGTCTGCAGACACTTACCATCAACTTTAGTAATAATCTGGAAGCGATCCGTTGTATCGGTTCTGGTAAGTACACGCCTGAGTTTTACTTAGAGAAAATGATGGATATTGGCGTAAATGCTAATTTCATGTTTTCAGCAACATCTGCTTCTTGGATTGATGCTATTAAAACCCGTGATGTATTTACATTGACCTTCGATATTACAGATACCAAAGGCAGTAAGTACTCGTTTAACTTCCCGCAACTTGAAGTTAAGGAAGCAAATCACCCTGATGGTGGTGGCGATGACATTATTACAATAGATATCAATTTTGCCCAAGTGCGTACCAGTCCAACGATTGTACGTGCTCTTGTGTAATCAACTTATTCAGTAACAAAGCCTATGGAAACCCATGGGCTTTTTTATTTCTAAAAATTAGAGGTTGTTATGGCTTTAAAAGTCGGAATTATTAAAAGCTCAGACGTATCAAAATGGTGTGAATACAAGGGTGCTGATGGCGATGTACAGGCTGAGTTCAAAGTCCGTGGTATCGCTTATAAGCCTTTTCAGGTAGCTATTGAACGGGCAGGAAACCAGATCTCGTCTAAAGGCTATGATGTGATGGTCAAAGATGAAGATGCCAAGCTTTACCACGAGCTTTTAATGGATGCATGCGCGGCCCACTTAATCGAAGACTGGAAAGGTGTGGTATTTGCCGAAATCGTAGACGGTAAAACTGTTGAGTCCGAAAAGCCATATACACCTGAGAATGCCTCAAAGCTTCTTAATCTTGGTGATATTGGTATTTCAATCTGGCTATTCATTAAAGAACAGGCCCAGAAGATTCAGGAAGACGCAGACAAGGACAAGGCTTTAATTCTGGGAAAGTCATGGAGCTCTACAAATACCAAAAAACGTATGCGTCGAAAACGCCGCACGAAATCGAGCAAATCAAGTTCTTAGGCGGCCGTATTCCGGATCCGCCAGAATATTCGTATGCGGCTGATTCAATTCTTTCGGCATTTAGCACTATATGTCGATCCAGACGTTATGAGCAAAGCATACCGTTATCTTTAGATCAGCAGGCTATCAATGTCTATGCTGAGCATAATGATTTGCCAGTGGCTGCTCATATTTTTAATGACTGTATTTTTGCGTTGGATAATTTGTTTTTGGAGGAGTGCCATAAGAAGATATCAACCAAAAGCAAAGGTAAGTGACCAAATTAGGTATTGCCAGGGACTGAAAAGCCTAATTTGGTCAAAACGTCAAACAATTAAGCAGTTGCTCTTAAACGCGACTCAAAATAACGCAGTCGATGTTACAAAATACTTGATCTGGATTGACAGAAAATTACCTTTAAGGTGTTGCGCGTGATTATCAAATGATGAATAATCACCTTACCGTCAATATTTGACGGTTCAGCATTCTTTTACTCTTTCCAAGAACCTTGGTGTTTGCTTGTATGTGTTTAACATTAACTGAAGCTAAACAAAAACTTAGAGCATTTGCTAGAGATACTAGCAAAATCAAGTTAACTGCACATGCAAAAGAAAGAATGAAAGAACGCTGTATCTCTATGAAGCAAATTATTTGCTGTTTTGAGCATGGAGATATTACTGAGGGGCCGTACCCAAATACTCGTGGTGATTGCCAGTTAAATGTTTCTGTTCGCACTGCAGGCGAATACATAACAACAGCTGTTGCAATCAAGCAGAGCGAGAACGGTGAATTCTCAGTAGTAGTCACTACATTTAGAGAGTAGGCTAAATTATGTATCACTATGAAGAATGCGGTCTGAGCAATATTTGGCTGCGCAATGGATTTACAATTGAAAATGATGAAGACTATGGTGAACTCGTATCTATTGAATCTGTTCATGAGCTTCATAATGCCATTGGGTTGTTCTTAATTACGCAAAAGCCTGACTTGAATGGTGAGGAAATTCGTTTTTTACGTAAAGAACTAAACTTGTCACAGAAGAATCTTGCTGGGCTTTTAGGAGTCAGTGAGACTAGTATTAGACATTGGGAAGCTGATCGCGGTTTAATTGGTAAACCTACTGAGCTATTACTTCGTGCATTATATAAAGAGCATGTTCAAGGTGATGGCAAACTAAGAAGTATGATTGAGTCATTAAATCATCAGGAACGAACTTTAGTACCAAGTGAAATTAGTTTTTCATATGGAAATAACCATTCATGGCATCAAACCAATTGTGAAATAGCTTAGTTAGTTTTATTTGATAGAAACCACCTTCGGGTGGTTTTCCTTTATGTGACATTTAGTAACCAGTTTGTTAAAGTTAGTACACTTTATAACAAACGGTGAAATTCATGAAAAAAATATTGGCTGCGGGTTTAATTGGTCTTGGGTTGGTGGGGTGCGCTACTCCAGCCTATAATTATCAAGCTATACCTAAAAATATAAGCAAACCGCCAATTGGATCAGTTAATAAAGCATTTGTAGGGGATCAAATGCTTGAACAGGGAATGGTGGTTGATCGTGAAGTTCTAAACGTCCCTGAAAATATTAAAATTAGTTTTGCTTATTCACTTACTTCAGGCATTTACTTAAAAACAGGCAAAAATGAAAAAGGGCAATATTTTCAGCCATTCAACACTGTCAGTGGTGGGGGGATGGTTCAGAAAAACCCTTTAGCTGACCCATTTAAAGTAGTTATGTTAGATACTGAAGGTAAGCTCTGTGTAGTAACAGTATTTAATGCAAAAAACTGTACTGATAAACATCAAGCTACTATGAAGACAGTAGCAATTGCATCAGATAATTCCTTCCAACAAACATTAATTTATAGTGGAAAATTTGGAAATAAAATTAATGTCGGGTACCGTGAATTCTCAAGTAATCAAGCACGTCCTGCATTCAATAATGATGTTGAATATGATTTAAGCCAATCTAAGCAAATAGGTTATAAAGGTGCTTTATTGGAAGTAATTGATGCCACTAATCAAGATATTACTTACAAAGTTTTGAAGAACTTTAACAAGGTAGATTAAGATGAGTGCACCACAATATAAACCAATGAGAGAAAGTGAAGTTTGTAATGCTATCGGGTGGGTGTTAATAGCTCTTGGCTTTATCGCAGGTTTTTTATTTATTCTTGCATTTGGTCGAATTGAAGTAGCTTCTTACTATGGTAAAGAAACGGTTTGGTCTGGAGTTATGATAGCAACAGGAATCGGAATTATATTTAATGGATTCCTTGCAGGCTACTTATTTCAAAAAGTAGCTAGTATTCTTCGTTACCATGAGAATAAATAATATCTTGCATAAGCACCCTAGGATGCTTTTTAAAATTGGTTTAACTACCCTGCTTGGTAATTATATTTAACTTAAAAAGAACTACCCACTCATTGAGTGGGTTTTTTATTGCCTAGAGGAAAGTAAAATGGCACAAGAATCCCGTTTGGTCATTGTTATTGATTCGCAAAATGCTGAACGTAATGCGCGTAATCTAGGCAATGAACTTGTTAGCATTGAACGTAAAGGTGAATTTGCATCTAAGTCTATGGACAGCTTGTCTGTAGCCACCAGAGCTTTAGCTGGACACATGGCTGGTTTATTAACAGTAGGTTCAGCCATTTCAAAGATGGATACATATACTGGATTACAAAATCGCCTTAAGTTAGTCACTAACAATCAAGTTGAACTAAATAAAGCAACGGAAGACACTTTCCGAATTGCTCAAAAAACCTATTCAGCTTGGGATTCTGTGTTACAGGTTTACCAGCGTTTTAGTGATAATGCCAAAACTTTAAACCTCACAATGGATGACACAGCACGTTTAACTGAAACAGTTTCTAAAGCTGTAGCAATTAGTGGTGCAAGCGCAGAAGCTGCTGATGCAGCTTTAGTTCAGTTCGGGCAGGCCTTGGCTAGTGGAACGTTGCGTGGAGAAGAACTTAATTCTGTAATGGAGCAAACCCCAGCACTAGCAAAGGCTATTGCTAAAGGTATGGGTATTACTGTAGGTGAATTACGTTCAGTAGCAGCTGAAGGAAAAATTACTTCACAAGAAATTGTAAAAGCGCTTAGAAATGTAGAATCTGATGTTGATGCTCTTTTTGCTAAAACAGATATCACAATCGGGCAGTCTCTCACACTCCTAAACAACGAGATCACAAAATTTGTTGGCGAAGCAGGTAAGGGAAGTGGTGCGGCACAGGTATTAGCTGGATCAGTTCAAACTCTTGCAAGTAATTTAGATTTAATTGCTGATGGGGCTTTAGTAGTTGGTATTGGATATATCACTCGTGCAATTTTGATGAAGAGCGCTGCTATTAAAGAGGGAATGGCTTCAACTTTAGCGAGCCGCCAAGCATCTGTATTAAATGCTCAAGCAGAATATGCAGAAGCTACCGCTGCTTTGAATGCAGCAAAAGCTCATCTCGCGAATGTGCGAGCAACAAATGCAGAAACCCAAGCTAAATTTGGCGCAACAGCGGCAGCAACTCGATACGCACAAGCACAGGCAGCAGTAACTGCTGCTACAAATGCACAAACAGCAGCTCAAATTAAGCTAAATACTGCAACTTCAATTGCAGGGAGACTAGCTAAAGGGGCGTTTGGATTAATTGGTGGGTGGGCTGGAGTTGCAACATTAGGAGTAATGGGATTAGCGGCAGCCTATTCTTATTTTAATAATAAGGCAGAGGAGGCAAAGCAAAAGCTTGCTGAACAAGCTAAAGTTGCTGAGAAAGCTGATGAGGAGTTAAAAAAATTAACTGGCAATGATAAGGCTAAAGCAGTTAATGATTTAACTACTGCTTTTAATGCACAAAATAAAGCATTAGAGAAATCATCGCGTGCTGTAGGGTCTGCATTAATTGATATCGAGAACTATGCACGAGGAAATAGGGAGGTTGAAAAAATTTCCCAAGAAGCGAGAACTGGAACTATCAGCTATACAGAAGCCATTGAACGTCTAAATAAAATTAAGTTGCCTACAGATCTATATGAAAATCTGAAAAAACAGGCTGCGCAGTATGATGACAATGCATCTAAAGCAAGTTTATCAGCTGAGAAACTTAAATTATTAAGAGTTGAAGTGAAACTTGGAGGTAATGAAGCACAAAATGCGGCAATTCAGCATCAAAAACAAGCGGATGCTTTAGGAAATACTGCTACTGAAGCAGAAAAGGCAACTAAGGCTTTGCAAGATTATCAAGCCAAGCAAAAAGATAGCGTTATTGATTCAATCTATAAATCAGGTTGGCTTGATAAAGGTTACACTGTTGCTCAAGCTAATGCCATTTTAGAACTGCAAAAAGCTAAAGGAATGAGTGCAATTTTGTCTAAAGATGAAATTGATAGCGCACTTAGAAATCTCAAGATCATCGAAGAACAACAGGAGCGAGAAGATAAATTAACTGAAGCTAAAAGAAAGCAGACGCAGGAAATTGAAAAACAAGCAAAACTTACTAAACGCTTGGTCGGTATTTCCGGTCAATCCGGTATTGGTACTGGTCCACATCTTGACGTCCGATATGGTGGCTCATTGTCAGGTCAGAAAGTTTCTAATGAACATCTGGCTCGATTACAGGCGGGAGGAAAACCTTTAACTTCCTACAAGATCAGTTCTAATTATGGTCCACGAAAAGCCCCAACTAAAGGGGCTTCTTCATTTCATAAAGGTATTGATTTTTCAATGCCTGAAGGAACACCAATCACGACCAATGTTGCTGTGAAAGATATCAAGACATGGTATGACAGCAAGGGAGGTGGTTATGTCAGTGAAGTGATCTTTGAGGATGGAGTGTCTCTTAAGCTTCTACATCAATCTCCCAAGATGCAGAGCAAGGTGAAAGGTGGTGCAAGTAAAGGAAGTGATAAAGCAGCTGGTGATATTCAATCTCAACTTGAACGTCAACAGGATTTGCAACGGTCACTTGAAAATGAGGTGGCTAGTGAAGTCGGACGGATTAACAATAATAGAAAGGCAAGACTGGAGGATGTTGATAAAGCAAACTTTAGCCCGGAACGTACTGCAGAAATAAAGGCGGAAATAAATCGTCGTGCAGATAATGATATTGCTATAGCCAAACAAGCCCTTAGAACGAAATTGGAAGACTATAAGGAGTTCCAGAAAACCGAGGAACAGTTACTAGAAGAGTCCTTTAACCGTAAAAAGTTCAATGCAGCTCATGACCTTGAATTAAGTAAGTTTGAGCAGAAGCAAGCTGTTGAATTGCTGGAACAGCAAAAACAGCAAGAGTTAGGGTTATTAAAACTAGCTCAGGAACAGCGGTTGTTTCAAGCCCGTTTATCTCTGCTTTCTGAAACGCAAGCCATGCAGGAACGTTACAGACTCGAACGGGAGGAAATTCTTAAGAATACCAAGCTTTCTATAGAAGAGCGGCAAAAGCTAATCGCATTATCTAAAGCCAATCAGGATAAAGAGACACGCGATAAAGTGAATAATGCTGTTCAAAACTGGGGTGGTATCCAAGCGGATATGAATGGTACCGGAGAATTTTTCAGACAGGATCAGGAACGATTTAGCCGTTTAAATGCTGCAAATGATTTAGCAGATAGTCAATTTGCTGCTACTGATCTTGATGAAAAAAATGGTTTAGATGTTCTAAATGCACACATGGAAGCAGGACTCATCAAGCAACAGGACTTCGAAAACCGGAAAACAGCTATCATTCAAGCTGCTCAGGACCAACGCAATCAGATCGCTGCCGAATATGCTCAGAATGCTCAGGATATTGAAGATAAGTATCACCAAGATCGATTGAATGCTCAAATTGCTCTTGGTGGCCAAATGATGGGTTCACTCACATCGATGTTTGGTTCAATGTTTGGCGAGCAATCAAAAGCATACAAGATCATGTTTGCTGCTGATAAAGCTTATGCCATTGCAGCTGCAGGTATTTCTATTCAGCAAAGTATTGCAAAGGCGGCTAGTGTTGGTTTTCCAGCAAATATCCCATTAATTGCAAGTGCTATTGCACAAGGTGCAAGCATCATTGCAAACATCCGGGCAATTAAAGATCAAGGCTTTGCTGACGGTGGTTACACTGGATCAGGTGGGAAATATCAGCCTGCTGGTATTGTCCATAAAGGAGAGGTGGTCTGGTCCCAAGAAGATATTAAACGCTGGGGCGGTGTTGGCTTAGTCGAGAAAATGCGTAAGAGTGCAAACCCTGAAGCTTTTCTCAATAACAATGCCTTGGCAGATAGTGTCATGCGCCGTG